GCCTAGTGTACTCGAGGAAATTGGGAGGATAGGGGAGGAGCGACGTCCGTCGGAAGCATGCGGCATCCTCCTCCCCTACTCCTGGCGGGGTAAGCAGGTCTACGAGCTGCCCAACCGGGCGGAACAACACCATGACACCTTCGAGCTGCATGGCGACGACATCATCTTGACGATCCAGAAGTGGGTCAACGAGACGCCCGAGGCGACTTGGGACATGATCACGATCTGGCACACTCACCCCGAAGGTCAGATCGGGCCTAGCAAGCAAGACCTTGACAACAGATCAGAGCACTGCGGGAACCTCGTGGTGACACTGACGAATAGTGGACCATTGCCTACCTGGTTTTAGCCCTCACGACTGCGCGTCCTCATCCCAGTCGTGAGGGCGTTGCGTAAGGCTGACCCCTCCCCGCTACCGGGGGGTCAGCGACCGAGGATGACCCGCTCCGAGATTCGAGCACTCGTCGACGCGGCATCTGAGGTCCGAGAGGGGGGAGGTGCCGCCACCGCCTCCTCCCTCTCTTAGGCCTGCCAAAACTAAGGAGAATGTCATGGCATGGAGAGATAGCACGATCAACGTCCGCAACACGCCGGATCTGCCCCGCGAGCTCGTTCGTCGGTGTGGGGTGATTGCGTCCAAGCACGCTGACGCGGCGGGCTTTCAGGAGATCGCGGAGCTCGAGGACCACATCGATCTGAAGGTCGGCATGCCCAGTACTCGCTGGTGGTGGAACGATGCTGGTGGCAAGGAAGTTCCGCAGGCTTTCCGCAAGAGCGGGTGGTTCCCCGCCGACGACAAGATGCTGCCCGCATGGGCGAGCCCGTTCATGGTGGACAAGGTCAGCTCGCACATCGCCGGGGCCAATCCGACACGCTTCGCTTCGACCTCGTTCATGGTGCGGAAGTTCCCGGGCGGAGGTCATGCTCCGTTCCCCATCGCAGAAGTCGACACGCACCTCGTCAATGGCGCTTTCTCCACACCGGGTCAGCGAGGTGAGGAACTTCGGGAGCCTCGTTGGCACGAGGGCATGAGCAACCTGATGGAGGACATCATCGAACCCATCCTCGAGGTGGGTACCATCAGCATCGTGCTCAAGGGCGACTTCAACGCCGGGGTCAAGCACCTCAAGCACTACGTCCCCGCCACGAAGTGGCTCTGGACGACGGGCATCGACAACATCGCCGTCATCAACGCCCCTCGGGGCATGCACATCTACCCGATCAAGGGCGGTCTCTCCTCGACCGACAACCCGAGCGATCACAACCAGCGAACCGCGCTCTTGGGGATGCATCGTCACCCCAGCCAGTGAGCTGGAATAAACAATTAGGGAGCGATGGACCCTGTTTTCATATCATCGATCCCGTACGGGCGCTGTCAACGCAAGGAGAAATCATGCCCCCGAAGCAGAAGGAGAAGGTGGATCCGCGCATCGACAAGCGTGAGATCACCATGAGGAACGCGACGCTGTTGCCGGACGGCAACACCGCCGTGATGGAGGTCAAGGACTACGTCCGGCCCGAGCACCTGGCCGCCTACCTCGCGGACGCCCGCGAGAAGTGGCAGTACGTCTCGCCGGCCACCTACGAGGAGGCCATGGAGCAGGAGCCCAACGCCGGTCCCGGCGGATACGACGGTCCGACCGCCGTTCCCGCGCATCTCGACCTGCCGGACGCTGGGGTAGTCTACCCGGCCACCGGCGAGGCGGCTGACGACCTGGACGAGGAGATCTGACGATGGCTGTCCAGACCACTGCGATGAAGAACGTCCTGAGCGACGCCTACAAGGCAGCTGCCCTGTACGGCGCCCTCTACACCACCGCGCCGGGTGCCTCGCCGGGTACCGAGGTCACGGGCGGTTCGCCGGCCTACGCTCGGAAGTCGCTCGCCTGGAGCGCGAGCTCGGGCGGCGTGACCTCGGCGACGGCCACCTTCGATGTCCCCTCGGGCACGACGGTCGTCGGCGCGGGCGTCCACTCGGCAGTCACCGCGGGTACCTACTACGACGGCGCTTCGGTCACCTCCCAGGCCTTCGCATCCCAGGGTACGTACCAGCTGACGCTGACGTTCACCGCAACCTGATCCACGGCCATGAGGCTTGCTTGCTTCGAGGACTTCGAGCAGGAGGGCGGCCTCTACTGGCCTGCGTACCACGATCATCCGTACTTTGCCGAGCGAGCAGTATTCATCTCCCGATCTTTTCTGGGTGCCCGAGTACTGCTCGCCGGCTGCGGATGGGGTTTCACCGTTCGACGCGCCCATCGCCTGGGTGTGGACATTTGGGGCTGCGATGCTTCCCCGTATGCTCTCGCCAAGGCACACAGCTTGATGCCTAAGCTCGCTGAGGAGCGAATCATGCTCGTGGATGTCCTCCAGAAAGACTCGCTCGCCGCTCTTGGCAAGTTTGACGTCGTTCTGACTGAGGACATGCTCCCCATGCTTGAACTGGGCGAGATTCCTACCGCCTTGCACAACCTTCGTTCGATGGCCCCGGCCCCCGTTTACCACTGGGTGACGCCTCGGCCTGTTCGACACGATCCACACACCTCAATTCCCTCTTCGCTCAGCATGGACGAATGGCGAGACTTGACCTGGCCTGACCAGGTTATTCAGGTGGGTGACCTCTGATGCCGGCTAAGGGTACAATCTATCTGGCGGGGCAGATTGGTAACCCCGGCGGCGGTTCCATGGCAGGGCCGCTCAAGTTTGGTAGCTACCTTTGGTTTACAACTCCCAACGGTTGGGCTGTTTCATCTGATGAGGGTGTTACCTGGGACTACATAAACCCTACCTCTCACCTGTTCATGCAGACTTACACGGGTAAGATCTGGAATAGCCAAGTCGCACTCTGGGGGTCTGGTCAGGGTCTCTATGGGATCACTGACCCCTATGGTGCTATTACCCTCAGTGAGCTCCCTAGTACCCCAACAGGCACTTTGGATGCCTGGGATTGGGTTGTTAGGGCCAATGGGGAATTGGTGCTGGCGACCAATGTTGGCGTTGCTTCGATGGGTAGTACCTACAACAACGTAGCTTACCGTCGGCGTACTGCGGCGAACACTTTCACGGCGATCACCCAGGTGTCTCAGGGTGGTACGGTCAACTATGGCGGCCACCGCATGGCCACCGATGGTGCGAACCGCGTTCATATGGTCTGGGTGAGCGGGGCGAACCTTTACGTTCGTACCCTGAGTGCCTCGAATGTTCTTTCTACCACAGTCACGCTTGCTACCAACTGCTCAGTTATTCATGGCATTTATGTGAACAGCTCAGGAGTTCCCTGCATCGTCTATGTGGACAACATCGGCACTGGTGGGGGTGGGCAACTTCACCATGTCACCGGTACTGCAAACTCTGACTCGCCAACTTGGACGAACGTTACCTATGGCACTCTGTTCTCCTCAGCCAACAATGGCGGTCTAGTCTACGACAGCGCCACAGATACTGCTTACTTGGTCTACAATGGTAACAGCCAGATTTTCTTGCTCACCTCTCGGACCGGTACTGGAAACTTCAGCACCAGTCCAATCGACCTCGGCAGTGATCTAGCCTATACCTGTTATGGGGCTAGTATCTGGACTAGAGCCGATGGGGCTAAAGTCCTGGGAGCGGTTGGCGAGAACGTAGCCGGGGGTCCAGGAGGTAGCGATGGGGTTCGTTACTTCGAGTATGTCCTTGTAGCAGGTGCTCCAGCATACACCGGCTCTGTTAGCCTGAGCAGCACCGGTACCCTCACTCTACCGACAGCGGTACCCAAGCCTGTCCAGACGATGAGCCTGAGCAGCTCGGGGTCCTTGACCCTGGCGGGCTCCCCTCAGCCTGCTAAGGGTACGGTAGCGCTTTCGGGAACTGGCTCGCTTGGCTTCGCCTCGGTACCCACCCCGAAGCAGAGCGTTAGTTTCTCTAGCACTGGCACCCTGGCTGCTTCTGGGACTCAGGGCTCCAACAGCTACAGCGGGAATGTAACCCTGTCCGGCACTGGTACCCTGAGCCTCGCTGGCATTCCTGCTCTGACTCAGTCGCTGTCGCTCAGTTCAACTGGCACCCTCAGCCTCAGCGCGATTCCCACACCGACTCAGGCGATGTCGCTCAGCGCGAGCGGCACGCTCACTTTGGGAAGCGCTGTTGTTGCGACCTCAGGCTCTCTGGGGCTCTCGAGCACAGGCACGCTGAGCATCGCCGCATCGCCGACTATCCCAGGCGCTCTCACGCTCTCTGGGAGCGGCGCCCTGTCGACCAGCGCAGTTATCGGCGCTTCGGGGAGCATTTCTCGAACTGCTGATGGCACTCTTACCGTTAGCGGCGGTCTAGTCGCACTGGGCTCGCTCAACCTCAGCAGCACGGGCAGTTTGACCTCGAGCGGGGTGCCGCAGGCTCTTCAGAGCCTGAACTTCTCTTCGATTGGCACACTGACCCCCTCAGGTACCGCGAAGCTCGTCCAGGCGACCAACTTCAGCAGCACGGGTACCCTCACAACTTCGGCGACCCTCGCGGTCGGTCAGGGTGTGGGATTCAGCAGCACGGGCACGCTAACCCTAGCGCCTACCCTGGCTTTCTCGGGCTCGATCAGCCTCTCGAGCATTGGGACACTCACCTCGAGCGCTGTTGTAACGACTTCAGGGTCGGTCAGCCTGAGCTCGACGGGGTCGCTTACCTCGAGCGCTCTCGTCGGGGCTTCAGGGTCGATTAGCCTCAGTGCCGCTGGCTCGCTTACCCTCGGTACCAATCTCGCATTCTCCGGTACTGCCAACCTGGGCAGCACGGGCTCTCTTACTCCGGCGGGTAAGCCCGGTCTCAGTGGTAGTACCAACCTCAGCTCGACTGGCACGCTTGCCGGCGTGGCCGCACCCTCGATTACTGGGGTGCTATCGTTGGGCTCGGTAGGCACCCTCAGCGGTAGTGCTACCCCGGCGATTGTCCAGGCAGCGAACCTGAGCTCGATTGGGTCATTGTCTACAATTCCGTTGCCGGGACTTGGAGCCAGTGCTAACTTGTCTGGAAGTGGCAACCTCGTCACTGCCACGAACCTTCTGATCATCTATGCCACCGCGAACTTCAATGCTCAGGGAAGCCTGACCAGCAGCGCCCAGTCTTCGGGCGAGGCCTTTGTTGGAGTTTCTGGCGAGGGTAACCTCACCGCTGGCGGGGCTATTCCGGGGGTTGCGAACTCTGCGGCCTTCAGCAGCTTCGGGTCTCTCACGGCTCAGGGTAAGCCTTCTCCCTCAGGCCTCGCCAGCCTGAGCAGCGAGAGCACGCTGGTCGTGGTTTACCCGTTCACTCGCATCACTGCAAGCGGGTCGATGGCCCTATCAGGAGAAGGCTCCCTGATCGCCTCAAGCGTCTTTAGGGCATCGGGCACCATCGATTTGAGCGTCGATGGGGCGCTTGATGTCTCAGGCTCCGCACAGCGCTTTGGGGCAATCGACCTGTCGATGATCGGTGATCTACAGGTGAGGGCCGAAGCCCAGGCGCTTCAGACGCTCAACCTGCTCGGTGTGGGAACTCTTAGCCCCAGCGGAGCTACTCCCTACATCGCTTACCCCGCAAGCTTCTCGATGGTAGGTGTCCTCAAGCTTCGAGGCGTCACCAACATCATCTATGTACAGACGGGGCCTATTACCGAAATACCTCCTCCGACCCTGCGGGAGCGGCCGTCGATCCCTTGGAGAGAGCACTATCACGACGGTCCGATCACCGAACGGCCCACACCCGCTGATGTGAGTGAGCCCAGCTTGCTCAACAAGCCCATTGTTGAAAGGAACATCTGATGCAGCTCAACATCTACTCTCGGGAGTACTACTTCTTGGACATCCCGACTGACCCGCCGATCACCGCGGCGGATGCATCTTTCGACGATGGACAGACCTGGGTCCCCGGCGAGTCGTTTGACAACGGCTTTCGGTGGCTGATCCAGGGACCGAACTCTGACCTCGACGAGGCGGGAGCGGTCATCATTCGGGTTCCCACGATGGTGCCGTTGGTTCGATACGGTTCGCCGCCTCAGCGTCGAGTCGAGGAGGCTCCCGCGATCAGCCTAACCAGCTAGCTGGAAGGATGCTTTGACGGGTTGAATCTTCAGGCATTAGCATGATCGGGACTGGAAGGTGGAATTATGCCCAAGCGAACCTCAACGGAGTATGCGGGTGACGTACCCAGTCACAACAGCGTTCAGGGACGTGGCCTCGAAGATCGAGAGCTCGAGCCTCACGAGAAGCTTCGTCTCGGCTACTTGACGGGTCAGACTGACGATGTCGATGCCCCAGCGAAGTCGGGCTTCTTCTACGGCGTCGACCCTGACAACCCGGAGAACCCCGACATCGAGATTGACACGGAGTTCCTGAACCGATGAGTGCGACTGCGGCGGTGCTACCGGAGGGCAGGGTCTTTCGTAAGGACCTGTACTTCGAACAGACCGAGTACCAACCGCACGATGCCCAGAAGCTCGTGCACTACAATCCCACTCGACACCGAGCGTTGAGCAACGGTCGACGATGGGGCAAGACCCTCGTCGGGGGCAAAGAGACCGAGTGCATGGCGTTCGTCAAGAACTTCCTCGGTGAGCCCATGAAGGGCTGGATCATTGGCCCGAACTACACCGACTGCGAGAAGGAATTCCGCGTCGTCTACAACACCTTCAAGAAGCTGGGTATCGACCAGGTATCCAACAAGTTCTTGAACAATGTCGAGTCTGGGTCGATGCGCATCCAGACCAAATGGGGCTTCGATGTCCAATGCCGTTCTGCGGCTCACCCAGACAGCCTAGTCGGTGAGGGCCTCGACTTCGTGCTAATCGTGGAGGCTGGTCGCCACCACCGCAACATGTTCACGGAGTATGTCCGACCTGCCCTGTCTGACAAGCGCGGCTGGTCGATGATGAGCGGGGTGCCGGAGGTAGCGACCGACACCTCCCTGCTCTACTGGGCTTACAAGCGAGGGCAGGACCCCACCAAGTCTCAGTGGGCCTCGTGGCAGCTACCCTCATGGACCAACGATCGAGTCTTCCCGGGTGGGCGATTCGACCCTGAGATCCTCGAGGCTGAGGACGACCTCACTGAGGATGAGTTCCTGCGTCAGTACGGCGGTCAGTTCGTCGAGCGCATCGGCCGCGTCATGAACCAGTGGGATGACTCGGTTCATCTTCGCAAGGTCGAGTACAACCCCCTCTGGCCAGTTTACGCCGCGCTCGACTACGGCTACACGAACGACTGGGTCTGGCTTTGGATCCAGGTGGACCCCTTCCAAAATGTCTATGTGCTGGGCGAGCAGCGCTGGCAGGGCATGGACACTGAAGAGATCTGCGACGACATCTTGAGCATGAGGCAGTCTCAGATCGGACTCTGGCCTTTGCTCGAGAAGGTCAGTGTGATCTACGCCCCGCCCGCCGAGCCCAGCGACACGAGCATCGTCCGACGCAAGCTCCTGAGGCCGATCCAAACCAACACTGGTGGCGAGCTCAACGACCGAGACCGCATGACCAACAGTCTGCTCAAGCAGCGGCCCGGTCACCTGCCCGACGGTCACCCCGACAAGCAGCCGCAAATGGTGTTCAACAAGGACACGACCCATCAGCTCGCATGGGAAATGCGGACCGGCTATCGGTGGCCTGAGCACAAGTCGGATACCAAGAACGCCTCAGAGAACCCTCTCGACAAGGACAACCACGGCCCCGAAGCCCTGGGTCGCTTCGTCAAGGGTCACATGGAGAAGCACGACACTTTGCGCCGCGGGCGCCAAAGCCACGTTAGGGCGAGGAGAAGGTAATGGCCAAGAAGAAGCTTTTCACGCCCTACTCAACCCTGGGCACGATGCTCGGGAAGTTGCCGGCTTGGTGGCCCGAGGAGGAGCAGCAGCGCATCGCGGCGTACGAGAAGTACGACCAGATGTACTGGAACGACCCGACTCAGTACGCCATCCGTGTGCTCGAGGACGAGACCCCGGTCTACATCCCCAACGCCCAGGTCATCGTCGACACGACCGCGCACTACCTGCTCAAGGGCCTCGACATCGTCGCGCCCAAGCAGGACAAGGAGTTCTGGGACGCCTTCGTCAAGCGGGAGCGGTTCTACTCGAAGTTCCATCAGAACAAGACCGCCGGCATCGCTCGAGGCGACTGGGCCTTCCATGTCACCGCGGATCCGACGAAGCCCGAGGGTGAGAGGGTCAGCATCGACACGCTGCACCCGGGTATGGTGTGGAAGGTCGAGGATCCCGACAACCCCGATGACCTGGTGCGGATCCACATCGTGACCCAGTTCACGAAGAAGGTGGATGGCGAGGACAAGCTTCTCATCCGCAAGCTCACGTACGAGAAGGTGCTCGAGGGCAGTATGACCCAGCCGAAGCGGGTCATCTACCGGGAGGAAGCTCTCTTCGAGATTACCCCGGACTGGTTCGGCCCCACACCGAAGCTGGTGCAGCAGATTCTGCCTCGAGAAGCCCTGGACGAGCGCATCCAGCACTTCCCGGTGTACTGGTACAACAACCGAGAGTGGGAGTCGCAGGCACGCTATGGATCGTCTGAGCTTCGGGGCCTCGAGTTCCTCGAGTGGGCCGTCTCCCAGGGTGCCACTGACACTCAGGCTGCTCTTGCGCTCGAGGGTCTGGGTGTCTTCGCTACTGACGGCGGTCGCCCGGTCAACGACGACGGCATCGAGGAAGACTGGGAGGTCGCGCCGGGCAAGGTGATGGAAGTCCCTGCTGGCGCGTACTTCAGGCGCGTCGATGGTGTGGGAACTATCACGCCCATGATGGACCAGATCAAGTACCTGGAAGGGAAGATGCAGCAGGCATCGGGGCTGTCCGATGTCGCATTGGGGCAGGTCGATGTGCAGACCGCAGCCTCAGGCATCGCCCTGGCGATCCGGTTCATGCCCACGCTCGCGAAGATCGAGCACCGCGATACTGCTGGGATCGAAATCACTCAGCAGATGGTGCACGACCTCCAGGCATGGTTCGATGTCTATGAGGGGTACAAGTTCCACGGTGAGTTCGAAGTCAACATCGCCAAGGTCAAGCTACCTGCCGACCCCGTTCGTACCCTGAACGAGCTCAACAACATGGTCGACCGCAAGATCATCAGCCGCAAGACTTATGCCAAGGAAGCGGCCGCGCTCGGGTACAACATCGACTTCGAGGAAGAGCTCAAGCAGATCCAGAAGGAAGCTGAAGAGGCCGCGAAGCAGGCAGCACTAACCGCGCCAGCGGGCCTCCAGCAGAATGCGCAGGATGCAGCAGCTGGACTGAAGCCGATCACGTCCGCGGACGGTTCGAACACTGATAACGTTGACAATAGCGGGAATCAGAGCAATAATCGATCTCGTCCGAATGAAAGTTCCGGTACGGAAGCCGGGTCAACTTCGAAGTGACACAAAGTCCTGAGCGAGAGGCTTGGGCGCGGTGCGAGAGGCACCAGGAAAGGTGGAACAATGCCGAACATGGAGCTCCCCGAGTGGCTTCGTCACACGATCTTCACCGGTCGTGAGGACGAGGACAACGAGGGGGAAGGTGACGGTGACGGTGAGGGCGACGACTCAGGTGACGACGGTTCGTCGGGCGGTGAGGGCGAGGGTGGCGAAGGCGGCTCTGGCTCTGACGGCGACGACGAGGGCAACGTCGATGGGCTCAAGTCCGCACTCGAGAAGGAGCGAGCCAAGGCCCGGCGCCTCGAGCGGGAGAACAACCGCCTGAAGCGCAAGAAGGCTGCGGAGAAGGACCAGCAGACCGACGAGGAGAAGAAGGACCTCGAAGAGACGCAGTCCAAGCTCACCAAGTCCGAGGAGAAGGTAGGGAAGCTTGCCACGAGGCTTCGAGACAGTGCGCGGGATGCCGCTATCTTGAAGGCCGCGGAGGAGCTGAACTTCATCGACCCGACCGACGCGCTCACGGATCGAATCCGACAGGCGGTGGAGGTCGACCAGGACGACGAGGACCCTTCAGACATCGAGGTCGACGTTGCTTCGGCAGTCGCCGCGGTCAAGAAGCTCGCCAACTCCAAGAAGCACCTGATCGGCAAGCCGAACGGCGGGGCACCCTCGGGCAGCCGGCTGCGACGCGACCAGGGCGGCGACGATGGGGCCAACCAGCAGAAGCTGGGCGACCTCTACCCCTCGCTTCAGTAGGTCAGTTCCACCCGCTCCACACCACCAGTGAAGTAACTACCGAGAAAGGAGCACCCCACCATGGGTGCAAGGTACGACCAGGTCGAGCCGCACGTCGGCATCGTCCGGGCGCCTCTCGCGGCCAACCTCACGTTCTCCGGAGCGGGCGAGTTCGGTCCGAGCGGTGTCTCGCTCGATGCGAACGGCCGAGTGGTTGTCGGTACCGCGGGACAGTCGGGGCTCGCAGGAGTCCTCGTCAAGAACGTCCCCACGATGCCGGCCTCGCTCGCCACCGCGGCGCAGACGATCAACAACTGGATGGGCGGCCGTGCAGGTGACGTCGTCGACATCATGACGCAGGGTCAGATCCTCGACACCGGGCTCCCCGCCGGCTCGAAGATCTACTCCGCCGCCAACGGCACGCTGTCCACCACCGCCAACGCGGGCTTCCAGGTCGGGTACACCGTCGAGGCCGGTCGCCTCGTCGTGCTGCTCGGTCTCGGCTGATCCGGCAACCGAAACAGAAACAGGAGAAAACAACATCATGTCGACATCCGACCTGATTCTCCCGCGCCGGATCGCGGCTGGCCTCCCCTTCGAGGTCGTTCGTGGTGCTGCCGGAGGCTTCAACGAGCGGGCAGACTCCAATCTGCGCGCCGCCGACGGCACGGACCTGAACGAGTTCTGGGACGAGGTCAACCAGACCGTGCAGGCGCGGAACGCCCAGCGGAACCGACTCATCGACCTCCTCACCTTCAAGGTGACGGAGCTCGCGGAGCAGGTCTCCATCCCCGACACCGCCGACTTCGAGGTCGCCTCCGAGTACGGTCTGCCGAAGAGCATCCGTCAGGGTGTCTCGCGGTTCTGGCGCGGGTACGACTTCAACTTCTACGACCTGGCCATCCGGTACACCTGGATGTTCATCGCCGACGCCGACATCCGTCAGCTGCGGCAGCTGGCCAACCAGGCGCTGGAGGCGGACAACCGCCTGCTCTTCAGCAAGGTCATGAAGACGCTGTTCAACCCCGTCAACGGGTCGGGCATCACCGACGAGAACCTGCCGGTCACGGTCTACAAGTTCTACAACGGTGACGGCGAGGTCCCGCCGGCGTACAGCACCTACACGCACACCGGGACGCACAACCACTACCTGACGTCGCAGGGCCTGGCCACCTCGGCCACCCTCACGCCGGCCGTGGTCGAGGCGATGGACACCCACCTGACCCACCACGGGTACAAGTTCCCCGAGTACAAGAAGGTGCTCTGGGTGAACAAGCAGGAGGGCGACATCATCAAGACCTGGAGGGTCGCCAGCGGCGCCACCTGGGACTTCCTGCCGACCATCGGCTACGGTGGTGGGGTCGTCGTCCAGACGGGCACGCAGATCCTCAACCAGCCGCAGGGTGAGGTGCCGGGTCAGATCGGTACCTACGGCCCCTGGCACGTCGTGCAGGAGGACTACATCCCCGCGGGCTACCTCGCCGGCATCGTCACGGGCGGTTCGGACAACATCAGCAACCCCATCGGAATCCGGGAGCACAAGAACCCGACGTTCCGCGGCCTGAACATCATCCCGGGCAACCGGCAGGGCTACCCGCTGATCGAGTCCTTCTACCAGCGGGGCTTCGGCACCGGCATCCGCCACCGCGGTGCGGGCATCGTCGCCCAGGTCTCCGGCAACGCGTCCTACACCGTCCCGGCGATCTACGCCTGATCGCCTGACCTCGTCTGAGACGAAGAAACGGAGAACTGAACCATGAGCGACGAGAAGATCGTCAAGTTCCTCATGCCGGACGGGTCGGAGGTCAGCAACGACCCGCGCTGGCACGCGGAGCAGGCCGCCAAGGCGCAGGAGGAGCTCCTCGCGTCGACGCCCAACACGGGTCACGCCGGCATCCCCGACGAGGAGATGGCCGCGCAGATCGGAGGGGGCCTCGCCCCGCTGCAGTCCGGTCAGCCCGGTGTGGGCGAGAACGCCACCATCGAGAACCCCGACACCGCCTACGACACGACCGGAGGTCGCCTGCTCCAGCGCGACGACCGCAAGGCCGCGGACGAGGCGGGCGTCAACCCGGCGACCGATGGTGTGGAGGTGGAGGACTCGAACGAGAAGGTCCTCGACCGCCGCGAAGAGGTCGAGCAGGCCCAGCAGGACGCGGCCGACGCCGCGGCGGAGCTCGCGGCCCAGGAGGACGGGGACACCGACAAGCCCCTGTCCGAGTGGTCGCCCGCCGCGCTGAAGGCCGAGGTCAAGCGGGTGAACGCGGAGCGAGTCGCCGCCGGCGAGGAGCCCCTCGACACCAAGGGCGTCCGCAAGAAGAGCGAGCTGGTCTCGCTCCTCGAGTCGGCGCGCAGCTGATCGGAGTAGTCCACCATGCCCAGGACAGACATCGCGCGGCTTCGCGCCATTCTCGGAGAAGACATTCCGAGCGGCGGCGAGGAGGGAGACACCCTGTTTTCGGACAGGGAGGTGCAGGAGTTCATCGACTCCACACCGAGTCTCGATCGTGCTGGGTACGAGGGTTGGCGAGTCAAGGCCGCACGGCTCGCCAACCTGGTGGACACCACCGAGGGCAACTCGCAGAAGAAGTACTCCCAGTTGCATGACAATGCTCTGGAGATGATCAAGATGTACCAGAGGAGCTCGGGAGGACCCACTGAGGGTCGCGCCCGGGTGGGCCGCATCAAGCGCCCAGCGGTCGAATGGTAAGCGCCATCGAGAGGATCATGGGACGGCGACAGCTGAACCAGATCATCGAGGACAACAAGGTCTCCCTGATCTTCCGCCGCACCCCGAAGATCGAGGTTGCCGGCGGAGGTTGGCGTTTCGGGGCCTCGATTTCACTGCCTCCTCAGGAGTGCGCGCTCATCCCCTTCAAGCGCCGGATGACGAACTTCCTCATCAACACCGAACTCGGCAATGTCGAGGACCTCCCCTACGTTCTGCTCGGACGTTGGAATCTCAACATCGAGAAGGGGGACCTCTTCACCTACCAGGGTGACGAGTTCGAGGTCAAGACCATCGACTTCAAGACAGAGATCCGGATCGCAGCCCAGGTGGATTACTATGGCAAGGGGTAAGCGCGGAGGGTTCAGCATGGACATCGACGTCCATGACGGGATCGGCCGTGCCCTTACTATCGCTGCCATCGGATTCGCTGAGCATGTCCGTGAGGCCGCTGAGCGGGGCGCCGAGGATATGGTCGCCTACGCTCAGTACAATGCTCCTTGGACCGACCGCACCGGCATGGCTCGAGAGGGCCTGAGTGCTGAGGTCTCAGTCGAGGGCACTGACGTCGTGATCGAGCTGTTCCACACCGTCGAGTACGGTATCTGGCTCGAGACCATCCAAGAGGGTGAGTTCGCCATCATCTTGCCGACACTCGAGGCGCTCGGACCTCAGATCCTTGAGCACATGGGTGCGGCGGCGTTGCAGGTCGAGGGGAGTGACTTCTGATGCGTGCCTGGCTCTATGACACGTTAGTCAACTCGGTCGAGCTTCGGACGATGATGGGGTATGCCGAGGAGGAGATGAGGGCTCAGGTCATGCCCCGTCACTCGCACGACACCATCAACATCAAGAAGCCTTTCATCATCTATGGGCTCGGCAACAACACCAACGAGGACTTGGCTGAGGCGGATGACCACGAGGCTCATCGGCAGTTCCTTCAAATCTGGGTGCACGACGAGGGCGGCGACTTCAGCCTGATCGACGACATCCTCGAAGAGCTGAAGAAGCTGCTCATCGGTGCCTCGAGTGCCCCAGACAAGGTGACGATGGTTCGGTGGTTGGAAAACTCGCAGGAGTTCAACAACGAGACCTACAACACCATCTTTCGTTACGCCAGGTTCCAAGCCATCATCAGCAAGGGAAGGTCAGCAGCATGATCGTCAAGTACACGGGCACCTCCGACTTCCAGGGGTTCGACTCCAAGGACTTCGACAAGGCGGGTGTGGACGGCAAGAAGGTCCTCTTCGCCCAGGGCGAGCCCAAGGAGGTCTCCGACGAGGTGGGTCAGGCCCTCATCGCGAAGGACGGCATCTTCGGCGACTTCAGCTTCGAGGAGGTGAAGGACAGTGACGACGCAGAAGCGGACGGATCCGACTCTCAAGACGCGCCGAAGGGTGAAGCGCTGACGGAGTCGAGCACTCCGCAGATTGGAACCGACGCCACTCGCGGCACGACCGCTGCGAAGAAGGCGACTTCGGCTCGCACGCGCTGATCGCACATGATCGAGTGATCGCGAGCACACCTCACGGCGATTTGGAAGCACTCCTGATCGAGTGAGATACCTGATCGCGCATCATTCGACCTACTGACAACTCGCATCGATTAGGGAAAGGTAGGGAAATGGCCACCATTGACCTGCGATGCGGGACAACACTCCACGGCCGTTTGACCGACAATCGGTGGTTCGAGGTGAAGTGCAAGAGGCGGGCCTGCGGGTTCCGCAAGGGCATCGTCATCCTCCACACCATCGACATCACCTCAGGACAAGTGGTTTCCACGAAGAGCTTCGCGGAGCCCCAGAACAGAAAGAAGGAGGGTCAGCATGCCGCTGACAACGCACGCGCTGCCGTTCGGGCTTCGTGACGTCAAGCTCACGCCGCTGGACGCCGCCGGGGCCCTTGGCACCGCGGTGGATCTGCCGGTCGCTCGAACGTTCAGCTTCGCCGACAACGAGGACTTCGAGACTCTCGAGGGCGACGACATCACCGCCGGTTCCCACGGCAAGGGCCCCACGGTCGGATGGGAGCTCGAGTCGGGCGGCCTGCCGTTCGAGGCGTTCAAGGTCATGGCTGGCGGTACCATCACCAGCACGGGCACCACGCCGGCGCAGAAGAAGGTCTACTCGAAGCTGACCACCGACTCGCGGCCGTACTTCCAGGTCGAGGGCCAGGCGATCTCCGACTCGGGCGGCGACGTCCACGGGATCGTCTACCGGTGCAAGGCGGACGACAGCCTGGAGGGCGAGTTCGGCAACGGCGCGTTCTTCCTGCTGAGCGCCTCGGGCACCGGGTTCGGTGACACCCAGGGTGCCAGCCCGACGATGAAGCTGTACGACTTCGTACAGAACGAGACGGCAGTCGCCATCTCCTGATCCCTGACGCCCCGATGATGGTGTGGGATTCCCCTCATCCCATCTCCCCCCGAGCATCATCATCGGGGCATGCAGGGGATTATCGTTATTGTCGTTATCGTGTATATGCCCCTTTAGGGGCTATACGAAACGATACGATATGACGATATGCCCGATTCATGCTCCCAACGACAACAACTAAATACGAAACACCAACCCAACCAGAAGACCCCCAGGAGGGCCGAAACATGAACGAAGCGAAGAAGAAGGCGAAGTCGGGCAACCCCGCAGTGCGGGCGCAGGCGCCGAAGCAGTCCCCCGGGACTTCCAGCGTCTCTGACTTCAAGAAGCTCAAGAAGGGCCGCCCCCTTCTGCTCCCCTCAGGTCTGACGATGATCTGCCGCAGGGTCGAGCTCGGGGCATTCATCCGTCGCGGCGAGGTTCCCAACCCCCTGCTTCCCATCATCGAGGAGGCGCTCAACAAGGGCAAGGGCATGGACACCGATGCCTTCATGGACGAGAACGAGCTGAACATGGACATGATCAACGAGATGTACGCGCTCGTGGATCAGATCGTGGTCGAGCTCGCGGTCAACCCGCAGGTCCACCCCCTCCCGACTCATGACGAAGACGGAGACGAGCTCGAGGACGACGACGCCGTGCAGGCGGAGAAGGACGACGACCTCCTCTACGTCGACGAAATCGAGGACGAGGACAAGATGTTCCTCTTCCAGTGGTGCACCGGCGGCACGGAGGATGTTGCCACCTTTCGTAGCGAAGCCCAAGCAAGTCTGGCTGACCTGGGCCAAGGCAAAGGCAACGGGAAAAAGTCCAAGCGAGGTAATCGGTCTTGAGGAAGGTACGTACACCGCTTACTGCTTCGATGAGGCGGTTACGTACTTCGGCATGACCGTCGACAACGAACTACAGAGTGCCGGGCAGAAGCCCTCGAAGGAAGATCGACGCGCTGAGATGGCGCGCCAGAGATATCTCGACAGGGTGCTCGGAGATGAACAGCAGGGCACGAAGAAGTTCGCGGACCCCGCGGCAATGTTCCAGTGAGGAAGAGGGTGTAGGCTATGCCATCGCTCGGCTCCATTTCGGGCCAAGTACGGCTGAACACGCGTCAAGCGGTGGCAGCCTACGCCGCTCTCCGTGCCCAGAACGCTCGAACCGTGTACGCCATGCGCGGTACTGGCGATGCCTTCGTGGCCTCCGGCAAGAGAATGACCTATGCCGGTGGCGCTATGCTGGCGGTCTTCGGCAAGGCCGTCCAGGCTGCTGCTGAGTTCGAGCGCAAGATGGACTTCTTCGGGGCGGTGACTGACACCAACTCGAAGCAGATGAAGAAGCTGAGCAAGTTCACTCTGCAGGTTGCCCAGGACACCATTTACTCCGCGGACCAGATTGCGGAAGGCTTCATCGAGCTCGGTAAGTCCGGCGTCAACGCCGAGCAGATCATGCATGGTGTGGGACGCGCGATGGCCAACCTGGGTGCGGCAGGTGACATCCCCCTCGCGCAGTCGGCCCAGATCATCACCTCAGCTATCCAGCAGTTCGACTTGAAGGCGACCAAGTCCACTCACGTTGCCAACGAACTGGCCGGTGCGGCGAACGCCTCGATCGCGGACATCGAAGACCTGGGCGTCTCGCTGAAGTATGTGGGTGGTGTTGCCAACGCGGCGGGTCTGAAGTTCGATGACACCGTGACCGCCATCTCGCTGCTGGCCAAGGCGGGCATCCGAGGATCGACCGCAGGCACCTCGCTGAGGCAGATGATCGTCTCCCTGCCTGGTGCAACCCTAGCGGCGAGCAAGGTTCTAAAGGACCTGGGCATCATCACGGTGAAGAATGGCGAGGAGTTCAACGCCTTCTACGACAAGGCCGGCAACCTCAAGTCGCTCTCCAAGGTCTTCCAGATTCTTCAGGACCACACCAAGGACCTGACCAACAAGGAACGCCTCATGGCGTACCGGACGATCTTCAACAACCGAGCTCTGTCTGCCGCGGCCATCCTGTCTCGAGAGGGCGCCAAGGGCTTCCGCGAGATGAACGGGGCGATGAGCAAGGTCACTGCGGCCGAGGTTGCTCACAAGCGCCTCGACAACCTGAGCGGTGACATCGAGATTCTGCGGGGTAACATCGAGACCCTGCTCATCACGCAGGGCGGCCCCTTCCAGAAGACTGCTCGACTCTGGGTGCAGAGGCTGACTAAGCTGGTGCAGGCTTTCCAGAACCTCGACCCGGCGATGCAGGAGAACATCTTCAAGTTCCTCGGTTGGGGTGGCGCATCCCTAGTTGCGATGGGCTCGCTGACGATGTTCATCGGCATGATCTTCCATTTCCTCGTGGCGATGAGCCGAATGAGGATCGCGGTCGGGTTCGTGCTTCGAATCCTAGGACTTTACATCCCGGCTGCCGAAGCGGGTGGGGTGGCTACTGGCCTGCTCGCTGGGCCCATCGGTTGGATCGTTTTGGCCCTGGTGGCCCTGGCCGCTGCTTTTGTCATTGCCTACAAGAAGTCGGATAAGTTCCGCGCTTGGGTTCAGATGATTGGCAAGTCGTTTATGAACGACTTCGTCAAGCCACTCTGGAAGGGCATCAAGTCCGTAATCAACTTCTTCAAGGACTTCCAGGCCTCGCCTCAGAAGACTTGGCAGAAGCTCAAGGACGGCGCCGCCAATGCAGTCCAGGCGGTCATTGGGTGGTTCAAGCGCCTCGGAACCAAGATCAAGAACAGCTTCAACAGCGCAGTCGACTCCGTCAAGGGCTTCGTGGGTCGGGTGGTGAACTGGTTCAAGGCCCTGCCGGGTAAGATCTGGGGCACTATCACAGCCTTCGTCTCGAGGGTAGCTAAGCTCTTCACCTTCCATAACGTGGGCTATGCGCTGGGCTTCTTGCTAGGTACTGTCATTCGTATCTGGTGGAAGATTTACAGCACCATCCTCAGAATCGTCGCCACCATCATCACCAAGGTGTGGAACGCATTCAAGGGCTTGCCAGGTAAGATCTGGAATGCCTTGGTCACCGCCTACAACTTCGTGACCCGAGCCATGACGAAGCTTCGGGAGATCATGCTCAACCTCGCCATCAAGGCGATCATGGCTACCCTGAGCTGGTTCCGCAAGCTGCCCGAGCGGATCAAGGCTTTCATGCAGAAGGCCGCCACCTGGGTCGGAGTCAAAACGCTCGAGATGGTCCGCTGGGCGAAGGAAAACGGGCCCAAGATCTTCTATGCAGTCATCGACTGGTTCAAGAAGCTACCCGGTCGAATCAGAGATTTCCTGGTCAAGGCTGTCCAGTGGGTTGCCACCAACATCCCGAAGATGGTTGCCAAGGCTAAGGAGATGGGCCGTAAGTTCATCAACGGGGCCCTCCAGTTCATCCGCACCCTGCCTAGTAAGATCGGGGACATCCTCGGCAAGGTGATCGGGGCTATCGGGGACAAGATCGCCAAGGTCAAGAAGCATATGACG